ATATTCTCCTCGATGAACTCGACAACCTGACGAATCTGAGGCTGAGTTAGACGATCAGCTAGCATTCCTTGAGCAACGACTTGCTTGATACGAATCAGATAGTCGCGACGAGTACGCATAGTTAGGTCTACGTAATGCGCACGCGAGATCATCGCAGCAACATGCTCATGGAACTTGGCTTGATTATCGACGATACGATCGAAGTCCATATTCGTAATGAATACGACAGAACCTTCGAATTCGAACGAAGTCGGAAGCGAATCACCGTCATCCAGCTTCATATTCGTCTCTGCACGCCAAGAGATAATACGGCGTTCAGTCGTATCGCAAGCTGCCTTAAGCAAGGACAGAGCAGCGTCATCGAAGAAGATAGAGTCAGCATCGTCAAACACGATTACTTGACCCTTATTACGGTATTCGTACAGAATACGATAAAGCCCCGTAGCCCGTACAAAACCCTTAACGATCGTATAGTAGTATTCGTCGAGACCGCTGAGGATATTCTCCACAGTATATGACTTACCAAGGCCGGGAGGACCCGACACGATAAGTGCACGAGAATCACCGGAAACCGTAGCGCTCGTAAGGTCTGCGAGAATCTCAAACCGCTCACGAATGCGAAGATCGATTTCTTCGTCGGATTCGATATTGACTTCCTCGATAGGAAGGACGTTAAGTTCCTCGGAACGACGAGCCAAGGACTTACGATTACGAAAACCTGACTTCGGAACGCCTCGCGGCATAACATCTCTCCTCTTCACTTGATAACCATTTATAGTATGGGGAAGAAAAAAAAGCAACTCGAAAATGTAGTGGATTTATTTACTCCCTACGCTTTCAAGTTGCTTGTCAAGCTTCGATCCATCTTTTATAAATACCCTTATAGTTCAAGTGAGAGAATAAGTCAATGGCTCAATTTAGAAAAGATACGCACCAGTACCTACCAGATGGTAAGACTATCTTCGAAGTCGTCATGCTATCCGATCAATACGGAAACCTAGTAGGCCCAGCTAATCCTTCTGGTGTTGCTGTGGATGCGTTCGGTCGCAGTAGAGTAGCGTTGCCATTCACACTATTTGAGTCCTCTCATCGCTATAAAGACAACGGGCTGTGGCACACATCTAATACAGCAGGCACCACATACGCATTCAATGCCAATGCTGGTCTGATTGAGTTGAATCTACCCACCACAGCTGATGCAGAAATTGTCCGTGAGACTAACAAGGTATTTTCATATCAGCCAGGTAAATCACTTCAGATCCTAAACACCTTTGTTTTCAATGCACCCAAGACTAATCTAAGACAGAGAGTGGGATACTTTGGTGCTCAGAACGGTATATTTCTAGAACTAGAGGGATCAACTGTTTACTTCGTGAAGAGGTCATATGTCAACGGATCTGTAGTTGACACCAAGGTAGCACAGTCTGGATGGAACATCGATAAGCTAGACAGTACAGGTCCTTCTCTTCTTACGCTTGATATCACCAAGGCTCAGATCTTCTGGACGGACATCGAGTGGTTAGGTCTAGGAACTGTAAGGTGTGGATTCGTCATTAATGGTAATCTAATCCACTGTCACTCATTCCATCACGCTAATCTTATTGACTCCACGTACATGACTACAGCTAGCCTTCCACTGAGGTACGAGATCAAGAATAATGGGGGAGCTACAGCCACATCTAGCAAAATGAAGCAGGTCTGTTCTACAGTTATTTCAGAAGGCGGCTACGAGCTTAGAGGGCTTCAACAGGCAGTAGGTACAGCTATCACTGCGCCCAAGGCATTAACAACAGCTGGTACTTACTATCCCGTTGTTTCCATAAGACTCAAATCTACAGCGCAGGACGCTATCGTTATTCCCACCGCTATATCACTAATGGGTGTATCTACAGGTATCTACGCATGGAGAGTGACATCAGGTGCTACGGTGACGACTGGGTCGTGGACTGATGCAGGCGCAGAATCTGCTATTGAGTACACGCTTGCTGGCACAGCCGTTTCAGGTGGAAGAATTCTAGCCAGTGGGTTCTTCACCTCCACAACACAGGGAAGTACATCCATCGACATCCTAAGAGAGGCACTCTTCAAGTTTCAGTTGGAGCGCAACGGACTGACAGGTACACCCAGCCCACTTACTCTAGAGGTATCAGCTTCCACAAACACCGAATTGGTATATGGCTCTATGGACTGGGAAGAGATTACAAGATAACTTAAGCCCTCATCGAGCTTAAGTCGTTAATAATTTTATTTGTTTCTTCCATTGTCAATGTATGGTAGTGCATTGTCTCTGCAGTACCTCTACCTTCTCTTAGACACCAAGTAAAGAATCTAATCGCTTCATTGTGGGCGTTCTTATCTTTTGGTTCTCTTGGAAGAAGAATGTATGTCTTACCTGCAACGTACTGATTAATAATTGGAATGTTATTAATCTTGGAATAAGCATACTCTACGTAACCAATCGCACCTCTTGTGCGCTGTACAGTAGCAGCAACACCTTCATTACCTCTTGCACCTTGACCTGTAGGCCATCTTACAGAAGTTCCCACATCTGTCCATTGACTGCCCGGTTCTTCTTTCATACCCTTAGTCCAGATAAAAGTAGTCCCAGATCCATCCGCTCTATAGACAGGCACGATTGGAAGTCTAGGAATACTCTTACCGGGATTCAATGCAACAATAGCAGGGTCATTCCACATTGTAATATTGCCAAGGTAAATATTGATAATTTCCCGCATTGTTAGATTTAGATCTGTAATTCCCGGAAGATTAAAAATGGGAACTACTCTACCTTCTACGGTAGGAAACTGATAAAGATCAACTGGATCTTGAAGAGGTGCATCTGTTGCACCAAATACTACTGTCCTGGCTCTAATCTGATTAATACCTGCGCCAGAACCAATTGACTGATAATTTACCTGAACTCCGATAGTTCTCTGTGCTTCTGCGGCCCAGCGATGATAGAGAGGCGCTGGAAATGTTGCTCCTGCACCAGTAACTGTTATTTGTTGAGAAAGAGCTGGTGTTGATATAAGAGCAGCAGTTGCTACTAAAAGACTTCTACGGTTCATTCGATTCTCCTTATATAATATAATTATCTTGGAAGTTAATATGTTAATATTATAGTTTTATTAAACTATTTTTTAATAATAATAAACTCGCCATTATACGTCTCTGCAATTGCAGTACATGATTCTGTCCAATCACCACAATTAATGTAGGTAAAGTCTTGTTTTTCTAATATCTTTACCATATGAATATGACCGCAAATAACACCATCATAGCCTTTTTGTTTGATAGCGTTACTCATAGTATTTTCAAAAGTATCAACAACATTGGTTGCTGTCTTTGCTTTTAACTTGATATAATGTGATAGAGACCAATATCCTAGCTTGAGTTTACGTCTCAAGAAAGATAATACAGAATTTAACACCACAAGTGCATCATATGCAAAAGAGCCAATCTTGGCAAGAATGTTATTTTGAATCAAGAAAGTATCGTACTGATCACCATGTATTACAAGAAATTTTCTTTTATCTACAGTAATGTAATTAATACTGTCTTGTACTGTTATATCTCCAAACTTAAAATCGCTCGGTAGTGATCTAAAGAACTCATCATGATTACCTAGAATGTAGTATACGTTAACACCTTTTCTAGACATTCTAAGGAGTTTCTGAATAATGGTATTATGCTCTGGCTTCCAAGTATAACCTTTGCCTAGCTTCCACAGATCAATAATATCACCGACAAGATAAAGGTTCTCGGGAAGATTAGATTCTAACTCTTTAAGAAATTCTAGAAGCTGTGTATGCTTACAGGAAACTGTACCAAGGTGAATATCTGAGATGAATATTGATCTATACTTACTTTCCAACATACTTCTCTACTATTACCTTTAGCGCTTCTACATCGTTCTTTATTTTATGTATCTCAGCTAAATGTACGACTGAGTCGATACCAGTATTTTGATTAACAAAAGCTTGGCCAAGTTTTTGATAAGGGTACCCGCCAGTATAGTACGTCACAAGGAACTGCGTGAGCTTCTGAGGTGTTATCTTCGATTTAGTGCACATATACATCTTTGAAGATAGGATTCTCTCTGAGCTTAGTCGCTAGCATGACAGCCACAACATCAGCTTTACATTTCGCCTCTTTACCCAAGATCATACCTATATTTGATACTACTACTCCTCGCTCGTGGTCCATCCATACCTTTAGTTTAGACGCAATACTATCAAACTGTAAAGGAAAAAGCTCTCTTACTGCGCTTAGTATAACATCTTCCACATCTTTTAATACGTCTGACATCATTTACTCTCCCATGCCCAGTGTGTTATGAACCAATCATCGATGCAGTCTAGCTTTACAAAGTTCGCATCTACATGTTCCTTACCGTACTTCTTACACATTTTTTCATACCACCATTCCCAGTATTGCTCAATGATCTCGTCATCGGATACCGTGTGGTAGATTGGTGTCGAGTCGGTCTCGGATGTGGGTTCGACGTATGTCCAGTACCTCATTTGGCTACTTCCTACTCAATACGCGAGCACAGTACAGAAAGCTGTTACTATCTAGACATTCGCTCCATATCATGAATGGGTAGATGATAAGCATGAAGATAAGAAACACGATAAAGGCGATGATGATGAAGTATCTCACGGCTTGATACCAAAGTGCTTATCTATAGCCGCTGATGGAGTACTGAACTCTACGTAATCATCAGCTACGTCGCCGCACTCCTTGATGATCAGTTCAGCAAACTTTTCCATAACATCAATAGGAAGTCCATTATGTTTAGTAGTGATTACATTATTCTTGGTATAAGTACAGCCAGCTTGTTCAGCCAGTTTCTTTATCTTATCATTCATTCTTCATCTCCATTCTCGCCGCATTCTATCTCCGCCACGTGATACTTACATCCACTATCATGATTGTCATAGATCCAATCATATGCGGCATCTGATGTGTAGAACCACCGCTGAGCATCTGGATTAGAAAAGCTACTGGCATCGTTCCATATCGTAGCGATGAAGATAGACTTGTTCATCTCATTCCTGCCTTAAGCACACGAAACGATATTCCTTGGCGCTACCACTAACCAGCGGTCGAGCTTTAGCTCCAGCCTCTGAACACAATGCTTCCGTATTAAACCCTGGGATGCTTGTCAGGGTAACGCTATCACCCTTAGCTAAGAGTCCAGCGTAGATGTACATAACCAAAACCCAAGTCATTGCTTCTTTCCTTCTTCAATCAACCTATACTCAGCTGGTCTGCGATAAATCCATGACTTCGTATCCATTTCAAAATCAGCACCCCTGTATTCAAGGTATTCGAGCCAGACAACAGTATCGCATACGGTAGTCACTGGATACCAAGCAAACACTCTGTGCCACTGAGTCTTATCTTGTCTCTTCCATCTCATCACTTTTTCCTAGCTTTTCCATTGTTTCATGCATTATATGATTGCATGCTTCGCGATATCCTTGCGCATATCCTTCTGACACCATACGACTTGCAAGTCGTTCAAAACGTTCAAGGATATTCTTTGGAATATTGACTACCGCCTGCAGCTCTTCATTCTCTTTCTGAAGCACTGCATTCTCACCAGCAAGCTTGACGATCATCTCTAGAGCTGCGACATGATTGGTGTTATAGGGTTGAGTGATATTCGGTTGCGCTTTTACTAGATTAGGTGGCTCAATAAACATCTTCTTAATACAGCCATACTGAGCGCATCTAAAATCAGCACAAGGACCGCATGGGCTCGGAATAGAGTAGTCTATAGTATTCATTCTTTATCTCCCAGCGCCGCGCGCAATTTCTGCAAATCCCCCGCTAAATCGTGCTTTTCTTGAGCATATGGGGAAGCGTACGATGCCCAATGTTCAACGGCATCGAAGGCAAGGCGCAGCGCCTCCCGCAGCTTTTCGTTCTCGGCCTGTATCACATCCCGCGTTTTTTCAAGATCATTATATTTGGTGCGCAGGTTGTTCAACTGGTTTACCGCTTCATTCAGTGCAGTAATCAATTCACCGACATCATACTTTGGCATTGTCTTTTTCTCTCAGCGCATAAGCTGCGCGTACTTCATTGTGCCTTTGATTCCTTTTTGCGCGCAGCACACTCTCGTAATAACCGTTGAAGTTGTCGAGCAACTCAATCGCCCTATGAGCCATACATGTTGCATCTACTTCATCAAGTGTCGGGATTTTAGACAAAAGAACCTTATATATTTGAAATGCCTGTTCTTGGTCCTGCTTCTGAAGCTCGTTCCAGTAGTTTCGCTCATCCATCACTTTTCTCCCAACAGCGCTCGTGTCTCAGGTTCAAGCTTATCCCAATCACCACGCCAGACATACTTCGACATATCACGAAGAGCAGCGCGCAGCTTGTCCATATAGTTATGGCATTCAATCAATTCTGTTTGATACTCATCTATTAGAAACAATGCGGCTCGTAATTGCTCAGCTACATCCATACAGTCTTGACCATGCGCGGTCATAACGCTGCTAGCCACCATCTCCTCATTCTGAGCCCATGATTCTAGACGAGCCGGCAGGTCCATCATCATGTCACCGGCTGTCGTGAACTTCATATCACCCATTTCACTCATTATAATACTCCTCTATATTTTTATCTTATAATGAACTTAACAATAAATATCAAGCATATTATAAGGATTCCATTATGTTACGTACTCTATTCTTGATCTTTACTATTCTAGTTAGTTCTGTTACTGCATTGGAAGCTCAGCAACGCAGAAATCCAGAAATGGTAATGTATGAATGGAAAGTCATTAGAGTAGTAGATGGAGATACTGTACAGTTTGAAGCTCTATGGATTCCAGCCCCCATTCCTCAGCGCATATCATTAAGAATATATGGTGTAGACACGCCCGAGAAAGGCCATAGAGCTCTTTGTCCATCAGAAGCAGAGAGAGGTCAAAGAGCTACGGACTTCACCAGGAATGCTATTACCAATAGTACCTCAATACGCGTTGCTCTTATTGATTGGGATAAATACGGAGGAAGAGTGCTCGGTGATGTTATTCTAGATAATAACGTGAGTTTAAGAGCATTATTAATACGAAATGGCTTTGCACGTGAATACTTTGGTGAAGCCAAGCAGAGCTGGTGTAACTAATACAAAGTAACAATGCGTAATATAGTTTTTATATTCTTTATTACTCTTTTATCTTTTGACATATCTAAAACAGATTCTATTGCATTAAGGGTTGATTTACAACCTTATACAATAGAACATAATACAGCAGGAAGATCATCAACTCTTCCTTTTAGTTCTATAGCAGCTGCTATAGGATACTCTATAAAATTTTAATCCCAAAGCGAGCAGTAGTATTTTGCAAATAAACGACGACCATTTGCCATTCGCTCGCTATGTTTCTTAATACCTTCATGATCCATTTCAAATGTATGGTTTGAACCTCGTACAAACTCGCCATCATCAGTGACCTGGAAGTCTACTTTACCAGTACAATACTGCTCTTCCCAATCTTCAATGGTATGCTGTTCAAATGCCCAGATCATCTCATCAAGAGCCCAATCCCAACGAGACTCAGCAAACTCATCTACACTACCGTTACGCTTATCATCTTCAGTAAGAGCAGGAGCACTATAAGAACGAATGTTCTCGGGTACATCCTCATCATCGACAAGAGGATAACCGTGCTTATGCTCTTTTAGTTTAATAAGAACAGGGTGAATGATAAGAGCTAGAGTATGATCAGCACCCCATACATCATATCCATCAACTCGCATATTAATTTTACGCTTACGCTTCTTATCCACCCAGGCGCAGAAATCAGCTAACCAGGTCTTGGATAACCATTCTCCTAGTTCATATGCTTTGGCTTCACCAATAACAGGCTTAAACCAATCAGCAATTTGATAAGGACCAATCCAGTTTTTGTAAGGGCCCATATACACTTTCATATTAGAACCACCTAAACCATACACCAACACCGTGAATCATACCAATAGGAGGAAGAATAGCACCTGCAATAAGCAGCAAGTACTTCTCTACCATAATGCTATAGACTATATGAGTCAACCATGCTGCTATTGGTACTGACAATATTGACATCATTGCAAGGAACGCACATAATTCTACAAAATAATTCCAAGCACGTTTGCATTTAGTAAACATAGTATGCTTTCCTCTCTTTATCAGACATCAGCCTTACGAGAATAGTATCTTCAATCACGTCTTTATTCCAGCGAGCCTTTTCAGCTTCTGACTCAGCCTCTCGCAGTGAACTATAATACCAGTATTCTGTTAGGCGCCGCCATTCTTTATCTATGCCCAGAAACCAAGCATCATATTCCACCACGTACATATTATACCTCCTGATCCCAGAATCTGCAATAAAAATATTCGCCTAGGAAGTTGATTTCAAACTCAGGATAGCCTTCTTCAATAAGCCACCTCTTAACATCATTACGCCTGTGATCAGGAATAGCCTTGGGAAAGCCATATCGCCATCCAGAAGGAGGGTCGCACATTGTTACTTTATTGCTCATCCTTTTTCTCTCAGCGCGTCCTGCACAAGCATATTTGTTTCGTACCATTCTTCATCTTCAAGGAAAGCCGGTTCCCATTCATTGATCCAACACATCACTGCGCGCAACGCATCCTGTAGCTTTTCGTTCTCAGCCTGTAGCGCATCACGCTCGGTGGGCGTAAGGCAGGGACCGAGATATTTGTAATTTATACCCACATATTCCGTTTTCTGCCAGCCTTCACCATAATCTTCGTTTGGACCAAGGAACCACTCATTATAAGTCGCGCACCATTCGTAAGTAATAGGATCGTCATTATAATGCTGTATCCAATGCAACCCATCCCGTTCTGGGTTCAGTGGCACCCCAGGTTCATTGGGCCATCCGTTATTATCACTCATTTATTTTCTACCATAATAATCGTACTGCATTGGTGAGCCTCCAAACCCATCATCTTTATATCCGACTAGGTAATTGCTTGTACTCTCCGACTGAACAGCTTTTAGCCTTTCTACTTCGGTACGTAGCTTTTCGATTTCATCAGCAGCCTCATTCATGGTGTCCAGCCATCGTGGTGATCCACTTGATGGATCACGCAACCGTTCAACAATGTCACTCATAGCTCTGCAACTCCTTCAGAACTTCACGCCAGCCAGCTTCATCGTGCTTATCACCTAGCGCTTCAAATCCCATATCACAACGTTCAATATCGGATAGAAGATCACGAATGATTATCGTGCGAACTCGAGGTGAGATCTTTCCCCATTCAAGAGCCCATCTTTGACCTTCACCAACGATATAACTACGCCTTCCCATAGTATAACGAATAGCGCAGATAACCATCATCTCACTGTCGACCATCAATCTTCCGCTTTCTTCATGGCATTATACGCAGGTGCGTCATAATACCTATTCCTACTAAGGAGTTCTTTCTTCTCTTCTCTAAGAATCTCAATCTCTTCAATAGCCATCTTTAAATACTGCTTGTCTAGTACATATGGCATATTTAAGAGATGAGCTTTTAGCTTTTCTAATACATCGTCATTCATATTTGTATGCAGTGTCCTTAAGCTTTAGCGAAATGTAATTCCGCTCCCGCATTAATTTATCTGCATGCAAACGCAAAGAATTGAGAACTATCAGGCTTCTATTAGCAAGCCAGTAAGTATTTTCGCGATTATGGTAGTTCATTTCTTCTCGGTAGTACTTGATCTCGTCGCGAATAGCGCGGTACTCCTTACGCCATTGATCACGCCGTCGAACCCAGTACGCGTGTTCCTTACGAAATTCTTCAGATACAGGCATTATTATTCTCCGTGTGAGTCAGTAATATGAAAAACAGCCAAACCAATGACTGTGGTTACGAGAACTAAGAATAAGATTTCATTGAGCATATTCAGATCTCCATATAGTGCCTCCAATCGGAGACCACGACACTAACACCTCTGTATGTTCGTTCTGAACGCAACCTTCGAAACAGTTGCGTTTAATATAGGAAAGGGCTTCCTCTATAGAGGTAAACCCTTCCTTAAGATATCCCGTATTATAGAACAGTACCGTGAATGTTTCTTTCATCATAATACTCTTATAACATATACTCGAGTAAAAGTCAACTAGTTTTCAGGGTTGAAGTACCAAACTCCCTTACCTTTATTTCCAAACTTACGTTGTCCGAATCCGAGAGGGACAAATCCTTCCCAGCCATTCTTACGTGCTTGTCCTTTTGAAGGAAAGAACTTGCACTCGACAGCGATCTCATCCCATCTGAGACAGTTGACGTTCATCACGACGACAGGTTCAACGCTGCCGCCCATGTCGCCAAACAGACAGTCGATGTCTTCCTGCGTTGCATGGTAGTTGACTACGTTTGGACCTTGTAGGTGATAATTGAGCATTACTGATACCTATTAAAGAACGAATATAGTTTATTCTCTAGTCGTTCCAGAAGAACGTTCGTATAACTATATGGAGGAGGGTTTACTTCCTTGCGAAGCTCTTCCATAATAGTTTTTAGATCCTGTTCACTTTTCCACTTTGCCATTTTTATTTACCCCTTATTAAAAGGTTGTTTCTTAAGCCATTCATTGTGTTCTGCCTGAGGAGAGAAGTATCGAAGTACTTTCTCAAGATGAGGTAACATCTCTGCATTGTTCTTGAGATCATCCTCCTCATACTTCTCTAGAGACTTCTTGGCTAATAGTTCTATATTATTCTCAGTAAGACCTTCATATGTATTACGAAGAATATCCACAACAAGTCTATCAGCTGTTTCAGAACTAATCTTGATCTGCATTGAATCAAACTCCATATTCAAGTATATAATGCATTAAGTCACGATTATCATCAACAAAATTCTTAACAGGATTAACTACATTTATGTTAACATAGAAGATTGGATCACCACAATCGATGTTAAACATATATGGTGTCCCTTTTAAGTGCTGAAAACTTTTATTCATACAGACGTTCTTAATAGCTAAGCGCATAGGTGTCATCGCAACTTTTCCTCAACTTGGATGAGAACTTGAGCTCGCAATTGCCAATAGATTATGATGTTAACTTCGGTTATGAGATCATCACCAAATCTCCAAGCCCTTGAGTCTACTTTATGGAAGGCCTTATCAAAAGCTTCATCCCATGGTAAAGCTCTCAATTCAGGAACAACACTCTTCATCGCTGTAGCCTCTGCATAACATGATTCGGAACTTGAACTTGAACTCGTTTATAGACTGCCACCCAGAGTTTATTACCAATTAGATTTCGAGACCCATATTCTACCTGGTTCATGGTTAGCTTTGAAGCACTATCCTTGACTACATTCCAGACTTGACTCTTAACAGGTGTCATTGCATCTTGCTCTTAATTTGATTTCGGACTTGAATGACTTGATCTCGGACTTGATTCCGGACTTGATTCCGAACTCGATCGTAGACTTGATCCCGGACTTGATCCCAGACTTGATCTAAAACTTGATTCCAAACTCGATCCCAGACTTTCTTCTTAACAGGGGTCATTGCATCTTGCTCTCTACCTGATCTCGGACTTGATCTCGGACTTGAATACGAACTTGATCTGAGACTTGATCTCGGACTTGATACAAGACTTGATTCCCGACTGGATCCCAGACTTGATTCCAGACTTGATCGTTAACTTGACTCTTGACTTGGTTCTTAACAGGAATCATTGCATCTTGCTCTTGAATTGATCCTGGACTAGATCTCGGAGTTGATCTTCAAGTTGTCTACAAACTAGAAGAACTACTTGACTATAAACTTGATTTCTCACTTGAATGGATGCTTGATCCTCTAATACATCCCATACATGACTCCAAGCTTGATCGTCAATTTGTTTTCTAACAGGTGTCATTGCATCATTCCTTCCATACAGCGGTAATGCTATAACCAACATACCGAGAGGAAAGAACGATCTCACCAGCATACTTCAATTCAGGATGCTTGCGCAGGTGACGCTTGAAGGCTTTGAATGAACGGCATCGAGCAGTATTACTAAAGGAACCATACTTAATGCACTCCTCATAGCTCATCCACTTCCTCTTCTTTTCAGACCACCAGATCTGAGAATCAGAGAAGTGCGTGACACCAAAGAACCGTGAGTTGAGGATCCGAGTGTTTACAGGAGCGTCAAATGTAAAGTGCCACATTTCAATAATCCCTCGCATGTTGCCAGACTTTTCCTTTAACAGGAATCATTGCATCTTGCTCTTCATCTGAGCTTGGACTTGATCACAGACTTTAAAATAAACTCGATCGCGAATATGACGGCATACTTGAGATGAAACTTGAGCTCGCGGTTTATACAAGGCGTGAATACTGACTTCATCCAAGACTTTATCCCAGACATGAATACGGAATCGTCCAGTAACAGGTGTCATATCAATAATCCCTCTTCATGAATATTATAATATACTATGGAAGATTATTAATCTACTATAAATTCCGGGCTAAAAAAGAGAGGTATTAAATATAAATAATTGAGGTTCGCGGAACACCACTTCCCAACCCCTCTAACGCTTATAAGGAGCATCAGCTAATGAATATATATTCCCCCTACACATACCATATCGCCTGGACATCGCTTGACAAACACTATTATGGTGTTCGTTACGCAAAGAACTGTAATCCGGTAGATTTATGGTCATCTTATTTTACCTCGTCAAAACTTGTTAAGCAATATAGAGAACAGTACGGTGAACCAGACATAGTTGAGGTAAGAAAAACATTTGAGTGTCCCCATAAAGCAAAACTGTGGGAGAGAAAGGTATTACAGCGCCTTAATGTCTTACATAACGATAAATGGATTAACGCTAATATTGGAGGCGATCAATTTATAATTAGTAAACATAGCGAAGAAACTAAAAAGAAAATGAGTTTGAATAACGGTTCAAGAAGACCAGAAGTTCGTAAAGCTATTTCAACAAGACAGTCGGGTAAGCAAAATTCATTTTACGGTAAAAGGCATTCTGATGAAGCGCGCAGATTAAAGAGTGAAAAAAATAAAGGCTACTTCTGGTGGACTGACGGGCAGGATGATGTAAAATCAAAAGTCTGCCCGTCGGGTTTTCGAAGAGGTAAGTCTGCTATCAATAAAGATAGCAGGGGAAGATTTATTAAGTCCTGACCTCTGGACCACGCCCAAAAGCGTCCAGGGGCATATCATAGCTCCAGGCATTAGCCTCCAATGCAGTTTTAACGGTAGGAGGAACAGGAATAGCAAACTCACGACCAGTACCACAGAGCACGCGAAGGAACTGCTCCTTGCCAAGCCCAGGAAGATTGACGCTAAGAAGAGTACCAATCATCGGATCCTCATCCTGATCAATAACCTTAGCCTTGAGAGTCTTCAGGATGTTATTCCAGCCAAGGATCTCACAGGCTGCGCGACGCTGTTCCATGTTCT